ATTTGCTTCCCGACATGCGGCACATAACGTTGTATGTCGTTACTATCTGAGGATAGTATACTCCTTGATTCAAGGAAACATGCCAATTTGGCATTGGTGGCGTTATACACCAGACTCTTAACATCAGAGTACAAAGAACGTAATTACGTTCTGCTGGCGAGGAATGTTCCTCACCAGAACAGAGAGATACTCTCCGTCCTGAAGCCGGACGCAAAAGCTTTCTTTGTAAAGCATTTGATTGGTGATTACCAATGCAGAACTGATCTGCTAACCGAGAGTAACTCGGAGGAGGTTTCTCCTGCATGTCGTGTATACGACAGAGCGTTATTCGCTTGGCGTGCATTTGGCACCACCGTGTTAACTAACACTAAACTCACCGCCGAGGCGATGAAGTTTGACCAGCAATTGCTGGAAGCCGGAATCCGGTTTAAGCGGTGGTTTTTCCACACTTGCTTCTCACGCTTCGGTGAGACCCAAGAAGGTCCGTTTTGGCCCGGTCTCGATGGGACGATAACCTTATTAAAAAGGTTAAGTGCTTGGATCACTTACTATGGCTCCTTTTCGTGCGAGACGGAAAGGCCGAAAACCATAGATGCACTCCCTGGTGCATATGTCGACAGGCAAGAACTAACCTGGTTCGACGGAACTCTTCTGGAGTTCAAACGCCCTTGGCTTTTAAAGCCAAGCGTTGAAAACGTTCATGCGTTGGCCACTATGGCCGGCTTTTCACGAGCTTTACCGCCAGCCTCTAAGGCCTTAGCTCAAGAATCAGCGAAGACGACTTTTGACGTCTTAACAACACCTCCACCTGTAACGAACAACAAGGTGGTTGAGTTGTTTAGGGTAGCTACCCTTCGAGTTGCCTCGAAAATGCAAGATGCTCCAGCAGTCACCCACTGTAGCATCAATGCGTCCGCCTGTTATGAGCGGACCACCGATTTAGGTGGAACGGCAAGTTTTGTCGTTGAGGAGGTCACAAAACTCCTTAACATGTCAGTAGATGACATGGTCAATCAAATGATTGACATTCCTGCTAGGATGTACGACCCGTTCGGTCGCCAGGTACTAGGCGAAACTGTACCTTGGGTAACGTGGAGGCGACGTCAAGCCACCAATTTCCCTGGCCTATTGGGCCCCTTGCCGACGGCGCAAGGTTTTCGAAGACCATTAGTCTTCGGCCATATGGCCTACCGCCAAGAATGGTTAGACCCGAGGGTTAACGATGGGGTTCAATGGAACCTCCCTAACCTCTCGCCATTTGGGGGACTCTCTTATAATAGAGAGGTCATCGAATTGTTCAACGATGACAAAGCAGTGTTTTACAATGAAACACTGGGTGATATTATCACACTCTGGGCTTTCTCTGCCGCCTTAGAGTACGGCCACTTTGTGGACTGTAAGGGTAATAGTTGTGAGACGCTATTCCCAAACTTGGCATTATTTGCCGATCCTGGATACAAGATCTGGGTTCAGGACAAACCTGTCCCGGCCAGCTTTATGGCCTTGGAAGAACCCGGGTGGAAAGCCCGGTGCCTAACAAAAAATAAGGCTTTCGTAGTAATACTACAGGCTCTCTTGCGCCATCCCGTAGCTGAATCCATTGGGTCAGATGGACGTTGCGGTCTTGGGCTTAAGAGCTCCCACATTTTGTGGGACTTCCTCAAACTTGTCAAAGGGAAGAAGTTCGATAAGAACTGGTATATGATTTCTACCGATCTTAAATCCGCTACGGATTTGATACCTCATGACATTCTCAACGTCATTTGGTCAACGGCATTGCCGCAATTGGGGATCAAGAAAAGGCACCCACTCTCCGTATTGGAGAATCTAATAATGATTGATCATCAATTAGAATGGAAGATTTCCAAAACCGAGACAATATCTCGGCAGCATCGCTGCGGCTCGTTCATGGGCGAGCCAATGTCCTTTATGGGACTCTCCCTTTACAACTTGTGTGTTGGGGAGATCGCATCATATTGCGTACTTAATAAAGTAAAGATTGAAAACATCAATCACAAGGATTTTCTTGTTGCCGGACCCCAACCGGCAGACTACTGTTGTGTAGTTGGCGATGACCGGTTCTCACTTACCGACCGCCGAGGGATGTTTC